ACCTGCGGAGCGGTAACTGTAACGCTTTCCGGTGTGACTGTTACTGTGTTTTTGACTGGTTCGTTTAAGAGTCCTTTCAGCTGCGCTTTTAATTCAACTACGTCATTTGCATCAATTTCGATTCTAATCATTTTTCTGTCTCCTTCATTTGTGCTATACTAAATTAGTAAGTGTTTGTTTTTGCCGTTCGACTGTTCCAGCAGCCGGACGGCTTTTTACTTGTACTGACAAGCAATTCGCATCACCGCCTTTCATTTCTTTCTGCGTATCGGTGCGACAACGCATACCAATTTGTCATTTTCGAAAATATAGAATACCGACGTTTTTGCAGTCAGATCTACTTTAATCTCCGCGTCATGATCGAAATATCCGAAATAGCTGTCATCGAGAAGATACGGATATTCACTGCCGTCTGGTTTTTCTAACACACGCCCGCACGGCCTTTTTCCGATAACCATGCCTGTCGGCTGCAGAGCTGTGAGTAATGTATCTTTTTTCGGAATGAGCTTGCACACATCGTGTGCAGATAACAATGTTCCGACATGCTCCGCGAAGATATTTAGCTCTTTCGGTATGAAAAACAAGCCGTAATTATCAAACGTGAGCAGGTCCTTACCGTCTGCAGATTTTGTAAACTGCCTGAGAACTACCCCTTTTCTTCCGCCTAAAATAGTTTTAAGCGCTTGTGAATAGATCTTTTTATAATTCATCTCTTGATATAAACCTCCTTATACTGTCTTCCGAATTGAATGGCGTCTTCGTAAGACTCCATGAAAATATCTATGCAGTTCTCTATCCCGCAGCGGTCATTGACTACATACTCCCTGCCGTCAATAACGACGACTGTACCGACCGGCAGGAAGTTACAGGCGACCCCTCCGACATGGACTGTTTCGCCCGCCGCGGTGATGGCACCGCAATCGTATGGCGTGTAAGCGCTGCACTCGGCAATAAGCCATTCTGCTTGTGCTGCAAGAGGCGTCATCAGTGTGAATAAAATAGTTAATAGTTTTCTCCTCATTCATATGCCTCCTCTCTGCGATTCATGTCTTCAACAGCGACTGTTAATGTTTCTAAGTGATTTGCTAACGTTTCAAAGAAATCCATAGCTGCAATCACTTTTTCTTTCTGATCACTAGACATGCTGTGTTCGAAGTTTTTAAGATATCCGCATAGTATGAACTCCCCGCTACGGGCCACTTGTGCCACCATATTTACATCTTCAGTATCGACGTCTCCTCTACATGCCATTTTTACTTCATCTCCTTTACTCTGATAACGATTTCAGTCCCCGGCTGAACATTGCCGGGATTTTTTATATGATTTTCTTTCAGTGCGTTGTAGACTACTTCCCGAACGTCATCGCTACTGCTTGCGACTTTCGCGCAGGCATCCCAGACGTTCTCGCCGTTTCGGAGTGTCACTTTATACGGCACCGTCTTTTCCGGCGGCTGTACTGCGTAGCCGGCTAAGAAGACGGCCGCTATGAAAGCTGTTAGAACTTTAGACATGTCAGAGCCTCAATAACCGATATAATCATTGATATAAAAATCAATACGTACAATGCATTCATTGCTTTGTCAATCATGCAGAATCCTCCTTATCTCATTACCAGTTTTTCAATGTCGGCAAGCCTGTAACGTCTTGTCGGCAGAAGTGATTGCACCGGCCGGATGATACTTTTCTTTTCCAGTCGCCAGAACGTCGACCGGGAAATTTTGAGCAGCCGCCGTGCTTCTTCTTTTGATAGCAGCGCGATTTCCATTTTGATCACCTCCTTTTTTTGTTCTTCTCTCCATCGAGCCGCCCGGCTTATTATTTACGAGCGGCTCAATGGAGAGAAGAAATTAATGTGATTTTTTGCTTTACTCCGCACACCTCTCTATAATTGTTTTAGAGAGGGGGTGAATGCGATGAATATTAGATCTTTAGTGGGCGCATTAGCAGTTACTACGCAGGCCGGAGATCTCACTCAGAATCAATTAATTCTGTTAACGGCTACGGGTACTATTTTCGGTACGCCTGTTTTTAGCGACGATCCAGTGACACCTGAGACAGAAGCACCCAGAGCTTTTTTACGTGCGTGTTTCGGCAAGTCCGAATCTACGCAGCCAAAGAAGCACGTTCTGTGTGGGAGCGAGCCTTTCTTTTTACTGCAAAACGCCACTGTTGTAATCGGGAATGAACTTACCAAACTCCCGTTTTTGTTTGTCCGCTATGATTCTGTTCTTGCATGTGCTGTCGGATCAATCGACTACAAGTAAGAAGATTTATAGTTGTACGAACCTTCAGAGCTCCGTTGCCGCGGGGCTCTTTTTCTGTGAGTTTCTTAAACTCTTCAACAGTGCATTCGATCTTCATTTTCTTCTTCACCTCACTTTCTGGAAAACCATTAGTATCTTTTTAGGATACTATTTCGTCAAAAAAAATAGCGTCTATTTCTTCAGGCTTTAATTTATACCTATCTTTTATGAAAAGTATTTCTGCCTGTCGAAAATCTGCCCCACCGTTGATTTTTAGATTTAATCGGGATAGGCTTATCCCTAAGGCATTCGCTAAATCTTTTTGGCTATCTCCGTATTTTACCATTTCGGCCCTCATCAATTGCTTATTCATTTTTTCACCCCGCTTTCTTTAAGTATCTCCTTAGGATACCTTGATTGTATATCCGTTTCTGTGTCTTGTCAAGATATTTTTTCTTGTTTTAAAAAAAATATATGGTATAATCAAGATACGAAAAAGGCGGTGACACACATGGAATTTAAAGATATCCTTTATACTTTAAGAAAAAAGAATAAGCTAACACAGCAGGAAGTTGCAGAATATGTAGGGTTGCAAAAAGCAGCTATATACAAATATGAGCACGGCTTGCTTGTTAATCCTAAACGATCATTGATTTCAAAATTGGCTAAGTTATTTCAAGTTACTCCATCTTATATGATGGGGTTAACCGACGATGATAAGTCTGCTCTCACGTCTTTTCATCTTTCCTTTACCAAAAAAGACGAAAAAGACATCCAAAAAAGATTGTCCGATATCCTGAATGATATGGACAGTCAGGATGCTATCGCCATGTATAACGGCGGAGAACCGATGGATCCCGAAACACGTGAGTACATGAAAGCATCTCTTGAAAATGCTCTCCGCTTTGCAAAATTAAAAGCAAAAGAAAAGTTTACTCCAAAGAAACATCGTAAATAAAGGATTACATCATGAATATAAAAAAGTTCGCAAATGATATAGCGAATATACATGACACAAGGAATCCGTTCCATATTGCTGCGGAAAATGACATCTACATTTTATACGAAGAGCTCGGGAAGAATTTAGGATATTTCAGTAATTTGTTTCGCATCAAAACAATACGGATAAATGATCATGCTGATCCGTTTCTCAAGCCGTTTATCTGTGCTCATGAACTCGGACATGCACTGCTTCATCCATACGCCGGCACCCATGCCTTTAATCGAAATTCTTTTATTGCTAACTGCAAGATTGAAAAAGAAGCGAATCAGTTTGCCGTAGAGTTGCTGTTCCCTGATGAATTGATAGCCGGTCATCCGGAAATAGATATTTATAATCTGGCGCGCACGTTCGGTATTCCATATCAATTGGTTTATCTTAAGTCCATTTCTTACAGAGTACGTCATTTATAAATGGAGATAAATTATGAAAAAAGTAGAATTGTTGATTACACTATTAATTACTATCATGTCTTTATTTACATTTAATATCGCTTATGCATCGGCTCCCAATGTCGCGGTTTTAATGTCCGGTGCAAGACAATCTACAAAAGATAAAAATGAATTGAAAGAGCTAAAATCAAGGCAACAGTTGATTGTGAATGCTATGCAAGGATCCATGATACCAGAAGAAGAAACAGCGCAGGTCGCTAATGATTATATTTTAGATAATAAGATCGGTACTTCGTTCAGTACGACAGATTTAATTAATATTGGAAAGCTTCTGAATGCCGACTACATCGTATATAGCCAATTTTATATTGATAAAATAAATGCCCCCGGATTATTTCACACAACAATGAAATTTAAAGGGCGAACCGTATTAACAATTATAGATGTCCACTCTGGAGAATATAAATATAAAATTTCAGAAGATGTAAACAACGGAAAATTGGAAGATGTTTCGCGGTCTATGTTCATCGTGTATGACAAATCGATAGCAGATATTAAATTAAAAGGTTTAAAAGTTTAAAATGAATTGGGATTCACGAAAACGGATAATTTCAATATAAAAACCGCCGCCATACTGCAAATATGACGACGGCTGTCTGAAGCAGTACGCTAATACTCTTCAGAATGGTAATATACCCCCACGGGCTGATTACTTTATAATTATAGCATAATCAGCCCATTTTAAACAAAGGAGCTGATTTTATTATGCGCTACAATTTCTTAGTCCGGAATCGCGGCACGAAAAGCAATCCGGCTTGGCAGCTGGTCATCTCGTATGAACAAGACGGCAAGTGGAAACAGAAAAGCAAAGGCGGATTTGCGTCCCGCGCGGAAGCAATGTCTGACACAGCTAAAAAACTGCTGATAGATAAAATTGGAGTAACCACGGACAGAAATTTGTTAAGCCTGACGCTCGGTGAGTTTATAGATATCTATGCGGCGGACAGGCACCTTGCGTACAGGACCGAAGTATCTTATAAAACAGATATAAAATCTCTTCGGGACGGGCTTTACGATAGGAAAATAGTGGATATCACGTTCGCCGATCTCCGGCATGCACTAAACAATATCACACAGAAAGACACGACGAAAAATAAAACTATTATAGTTTTAAAAACGCTATTTCACGCCGCACAAAAGACTTATAAAATAATTGCGATCAATCCCGCCGAGGATCTGCAGTGCATAACCATTCGATCGGCGGATAGTTTGAATGTATTAACCGATTTTGAATTAAAGACATTATTAGCAAGAACGAAAAAAGAACTGATGTTTGCCAACTATCTACAAATCGCAATCTGCGCTAAAACCGGTACACGCGTCGGAGAAATGTTAGGGCTAACACGGGATTGTGTAGACCTTGAAAATCTTGAAATTACGATCAATAAGCAATGGGGCAGAATCAAACCTGAATCTCCCAGAGTTTTAACGGGGTTCATGCCGTGCAAAACTCACAGAAGCAATCGTACTATTCCAATTCCGCAGTCTCTTGCTGACGAGATGGCCGTATACCTGCAGATCCACCCGGTAAATTTTGATAGCCGGCTATTTACAAGACGACGTAGTTGTGGTATCTCCCGTATTGTTCGAAGCTATACAGGTCGCGGTATCCATTGTCTTCGGCATACTTACGCAACAAAATTGATCGCTGCAGGAACCGATGTAAAAACGGTGGCCGCTCTGCTCGGTGATTCCGTAGAGACTGTGCTTAATACATATGTGTCGTATACAGAAGATATGCGAATTAAAGCAAAAAAAGATATACAACGATTATTCGGATAAATTAAAAAAAGTGCATTTTCTGCACATACTCTTTTTGACGAATTTTTGACGAAACAACATTAATTGCGCGTATTTATCGTAATAATCAAAGATTAATTGTATTCTTCAAGATAATACAGATTCGCCCGTTTAGAATGAAGAATCGTTTTCAAATCCGACTTGACAATATCCTCTATCATCAGAAACCTCCGTCAAATACATCCTGCAATGACCGTCTGCCAATCAACAGACCTATGATTTTCTCATGAAGCTTATGCTATTTTGAAACTCATTATCCTCCTTTTCAGAACCATAATCCATACCGGCTGCAGATCACTCTGGCATTTCCCCTGATACAGCAGGATAACTCCTTACAAAGGATTGTTCCGCCCCAACCTCTCAAATGTTATTTATCCTTGGCAGAATCTCCTGCCAAGATACTCTTTTAATACCGCTGTGTCATACCTCCTGAACTGCCTCCCCCTTGGTGAGCACACACGGCGCGCAACCGCCAATACCATGTCTGAGTTATAATGGGCTGTCTTTCGTACTTGCAATTTCCCTTGCATCGTCCCCTGTTTTCGGTCAGCCAGCCGATAGCTGACCACCACTCTTTCATCCAATTCACCATGCTTCAGGATGAACCTGATATGCATGCCTATACTTTGTTTCGTCGTTTGAAAAAGCTCCGCTATTTCCTTTTGTGTCAGCCATATCGTACCATCAGCCACCAGTAATCTCATTTTTTCCACAATGTCATCTGTATCATTTATGTTATGTTCCATTTTTCTCCTCTCCTTAATTCGCTGTTCATGAACTTTTTCAATCGTCATTATTTTCTTTTCCTCTTTAAATGCGTGAATAATTCTATACATGGATTTATAAAAATAGTCGAACCACCTTTCCAAAATAGGCTGCCTATGCGGCAGATAATAATCATTCTATATATTTTCTAAGCTGCTGATCCAGCAGTTGTCTATATTGTACACCATGATAAAAATAAACAGCAACCACAAAATGTTCTTAGCATGGATACATTTGCCGTACTGCTTTTTCTATAGCTCAGCTTCATGAATATTTTGATCATTCTTACTTTTCATTATCCAAAACCTTCAGTTTTTTCATTCTTTCAGTATTCAAATTCTCCAAAGAAAATAATTAGGTTCTTGCCAATTTTCTAAGCACGACCATTCGCTCTTTCTGATTAATTTTTTACCAATTAAAACCGTATTACAGCTTTCCATATTCGCAAGGGTCAATGGTTCATACAAATTTGCATAATCCCTCATGCTTCTTTTCAGACCCGGAGTTTCCTCACACCACTATTTTGCACGTTTATTAAACAACACAACATTTAGCACATCCGCTTCACTTACATATTTGCAGGACAATTGTTCACTTGTTAAATCAGGCCAAAGATATCCGTTGACAGCATCTGTGTAAATTTTATAGTTAATCTTTAGGATTTCTCTATTTAGATTCCAAAGCCCTGAATACCCATTATCGGGTTATCGGGGCAAATCCACTCATAGCTTATCCGATCTGCCATTTTCTATTAAGATCGTTGAGTCTGTCATTATCAAGCTGCGCCTCATTTTCATTGCATTTCCAAAAACACTCCACAATCCTTTACTCAAAAGAGAAACCCACCGGCATAGCCGGTGGTTCTTCTTATGCGGCCCAAGGGCCTATCTTACCAGCGGCGCGGCCACGCG